TCACGAAAACGATCACCTTCTGGTTCAGTCCATGTATTGACTTCCATTGGCTCAGTGATAAAGTTTTCATCTAGTGATGCTGCTGCTTCCATCAATTTTCGCATTTGTTCTGTACTCATATTTAATCCTTAATAAAGAATCCAGCGTGTGATGCAGCATTATACATCATTTCACGTAGGGTTACTTTCTTCTTATGTTCTGTGACTGTGATGCTTAGTGGTTCCCACTTGCCGCCAGCTTTCCATTGTTTAAATATTGCGCGAGCAACTTGCTTGCCATTTTCTGTGATTTTAATTCTTAGAAATTCTTGAAATTCATCGCCTGGGTTTTCCAGATGAACAGAAATAGAGTAGCTTCCTTCACGAAAACTACGTCGTTTCTTCATCTGTCGTTGTATTTCTAATAGCTTCATTAACTGTTTAGCCCATGTCTTGGTCGTGGCGCATTAGTCTACCAGAAGTTGAAGTAGGCTTCAAATCATGTTGTTTCTTAGTATAATCATGTTTGCCTACGTCTGTATCTGCTTTAGATGCAGCAACTTTTCCGACTTCACTTTTAAACCGATTTACAATTTCATCAAACATCTTATTGCCCATATCATAAGGATCGCCATCTTCGACCCCTGCTGCAATCATCTGTTTTGCTGCAACGTGGCCTGCTGCCTTACCGACAGTAAAAATTGCGTCACGTACTTGTTCGATTGCATCTACTACTGCGTTTTCGTCATAGTTTGATTCTGTGCCGTGTCCTGGCTTACGGGAACTGACTTTATTTCTAACGTCATCGTCATAACCTTCTGCTACCGCTTCCATTAATTTTCGCATTTCATTCATTATACTTTCCCTATGGTGGCTCTGGATGGAACGTTCCAATCAAACAATGTGTTAGTTCGTGTCCCAATGTTGCCATCTTTTCGTCATTCGTAACCCGTGTTGGCCTTTGCGCATGTATTCTGCACCAATATGGTTTGTTGCTTGGGTTAGCCCACACAGCAAATCCTAAACGATTGATGCCGCTCTCATTACGGGCGCGTCCAAATTCTTCTACATAAGCAGAATCGACTGCTTGCTGGCTCGGGTGGAAGATTACTGTAATACGCATCTCCTCACCTGATCTATCAAAATCTTCTGGCAACCCACTGCTGCCGTCATTGTCACAACTTGTTAAAAATAGTGCTAGTATTCCTGTTACAATAGCACCCTTAATCTTCGCTCCCTTTATCATCACGCTTCATCTCCTCTTTAGCTTCGCGTATTTTTCTAACAGAACGGATAAATCTATTTGGGTCTCCGCCTCTGATAGCACTTAGGAATCGTCGTGTGATTTGTTCGGCTTCTTCTTCCGTATAGTTCTCTGTGAGAACTTCAAGGAAGTTAACTGCTGATGATATGATGTGATGACCCCTGGACTCAACTACGTGTTCCTTGGTCTTATTAGGCACGGCTCGCTGTAGCTCCTCTAAAATGGAGCGAGAGCTTTGGTGCAATATTACTTTCTTTTTATTGGTGTTCACACAAATTCCTAAGTCAATAGTAACTCAGTGTATTTATCTAAAAGTTGATTAGAAACCGTTAAATGTTTCTACGCTTCACTAATTCATGATCGCGATGCGTTCTCGCCTTCAGTTTCCTGTACATCAGTCACAATGTTAGATTTCTTGAGTGTGCCAAGAATGGTTGCTGCGGTAGCCATTGTCGCATCCTCTTCACCATCCTCCAAATCAACGATACGTAGTGATGCAATGTCGAATTTTAGATCGACTTTGCTGCCCACACCCGCAGATGATCGAGTTTTCATAAACTGAATCTGATAACGACCACTCTCTTTCATTGAGATTGTCGTGAAAATCGCTATTACGTTATCTGCTGTGTTGATCTTGGATATACCACCAGCGATATGTGAATGACTGAACTCGATTTCATCGTGTGAACCACGATTCAACTGACTAGCGGTGACCATTAGAATGTCTAATTCAATAGCTAAGTTACGTAGTTCTTCTGAAACGTACTTGTCTTTCACAAATAGATCAGATGGGCTTACACGCTTGTCCAGTGGCGCACACAAGTCAAGATAGTCAACAAGTACTGCATCAACTTTAAGGCCTTTCTGTATCTCATACTCTTTGATGTATGCACGAATATCGTTTGATGTACTTGCATTTGGTAGCTGCTTAATCTGTAAGCTACCCTTGCCAGTTTTCTTGCCAAATGCGCGAACCTTCATATCAACTTCATCAATGTTCTTCATAATCTGTTTCGTACTAAAACCAGAAGTCATTGCGTCCATACGCATTGAAGTTAGATCCTCACTTAGCTCTAAGCTAATGTAAATTACGTTCAGTCCCATCTCTGCCCAATTCAGTGCTTGGTTCTGCAAGAAAAGTGACTTGCCAGCACCAGATTGACCAGCCCAAATAGTAAGTGTGCCTTTCTCAAGACCACCATACAGTTTTTGGTCAATAGATTTCCAACCTGTTGACACCATCTTACTGTTGTCACGCATTCTTTTGAGTCGTTCTGCTGGACTTGCAAAGTAATCAATACCAAGATCCTTGACGATAGCCAGTTCTGCTGCTTTTTTGACACTCTCAAGAAGTTCACCGAGATTACCTTCTTTGATTAAGTCGAGTCCTGCGTATACTGCTGTCTGTGCTGCCTTTCTTTGACAGAAAGTTTCGAACTCATCCATGAACCAATCAACGTGTTTCTCGCTTTCTTCAATTTTCTCTATCTTCTGTCCTGTTAGCGCGATGATCTGCGCATCTGATGGCATTACTGGGTGTTCATCAGTATACTCCATCAGTAGTTTTATTACTTTTCTGTTGTCAACGTCTTCAAAAAACGCTGGTTGCATAATATTTTTTACTCTTACAAATACTTCGGGGTCTGTGTACAGAAATTGAACGAACAAATCTTCAATTTCTTTAGTGTAGTTTTCAATAGTCATAGTTTATCTTATCCATTTTTCTTTTTATTCTGATGTTGTACGAATTTTCTTCGCGTTCGTCAATGATACTCTTGATCGTAAGCAACTGACCATACAGTTCTGTTGCTTCACCAATATCTTTGACAGGTTTGCCATGTTTGTTTCTGCCCCAATTGGGAAATGTGACTGACCACTTGTTTTCTAGTGCGATTTCAATTAGATCGTCGCCATCTTTGTCTCTATCGGGGCACAAAATCTTTGCACCTGGTATGCTATTTATAAGAGCAACCTGATCCTCGTTGATATTATTGTGCAGAGTACCAATGCCGTCTACGATCATCGAATCGAAGATGCCTTCGCTGACAATAACGAACTTTTTGTTGTAGTCTTGTTGGTTATCCATGCCATATATGTAATATTCTGGCTTTTCTTGCATGTATTTGGGTATAGACTTGTCTGGTGAGTCGTTTGCTAGTCGTCCTGTGAAGCCAACGATCTTTCCTTTGTGATAATACGGGACAACGATGCGTCGATTGTACTTGCGCTCACGTTGTTCTCTGCATGGAGTCCAATACATCTTGTCAATGTCAAGAATTCCACGATCAGTTGCGTATTTTAGCACTTTTAGAAAGTCTCTGTCTTCGCATTCTTGCTCAATCCAAAAACGGAACGAATAACACTCTTTCAAAAAGTCAATTTCTACCCATTTTGCAGCAACATTGCCCTTTAGCTTGAATTCCGTTATTTGTTGGTTCGTAGATTCTTTGTGTGATTCGAATTTGAGTCGTTTTACGTCTTGCTCTGGCACACCAATACACGTTAAGAAGAATTCCATCTTCTCACCAATCAATGATCCCACTCGCCAGCCCGTCATGAAGCCACAGTTGAAGCAATTGAGTGTAACGCCACCGTCACCAGTGAATAAGATTCCAAAACGCTCTCTTTTGTCGGCAGAATGCCCGCGATGATGGCACATCATGCAGTTCCGTTTTTGCCACCCGCTGGGAGTTCCTTTTAAGGGTCCGATGTTTTGGGTGATTGCGTCTGTTAAGTAATCCTGTACTACCATTCGATCAGTATAGCACAATTAGCGTAAAAAAGCAACGATTATCTAAAGAGGACTTTGTCTATAGTGCCATAGTCTACTGAATCATCTGTTACGTTGCCAGTTTTGTAGACAAACTTAATCCACATGAAATTAGCTTCGAATGTGTGAGAAGTGATGCCAGTGTAATCGTCAAATGTGATGGTTTGGCTTCCTGACGTAATATCTATTGGAAAATAGTTCGTAATATCGGATGGTGGTTGCAAATCCAGGGAACCAAACAATTCTAGCGTTCCCGTGAACGCTGTAGTCTTTGCAGAGAACGAATGGACTGCGTTCAGATGATTTTTGACCCTTGCACCAGCGATAGCAGAACTTTCATTGTTGCGTTTCGTCGTAACATCTGCTGAATCTACAACTTCAACCGTCGCAACAATGTTGCCACCTTGGTCTAAGTAGAACGGAGTGTTAACATTATCGCTTGTAGTCTCGCCTGGGACTAATGCTTCTTGTCCAGTGACCACAAGTGAGTAGAATCCTGGCGCGATGCTGATTAGATCGCCCTCATAGACTGTCAAAACAACATCGCCCTTAGAATTAGGGACTAGATCAGCCCAACGCTCAAGTACGCGCTCTTTGGTTTGTGTGTCCACAAGTCTAGCACGTATTGCTAGATGGTCTACTGATACGCGCTTGCGATCACCATTCAAAATTCTAAAACGAACGGTATTGTCTACCCCTTTGTGTAATTTTATTGTAATTTTATTCAACGGCGAATTATTCGTCACTTCGCAACTCCTGATCTGCGAGTCAACATACTGCAAGTCGAGTCTGTTTTCCCAATTTAGTAGATTTATGATACTGTTAGCCATGCATGTATTTATCGCATTTTAATATTCTTTCCGTAATTAAACCTGTGTGGTTTTCCGTTCTTATAAATATTTGCTGTTATGGAGCCAAATGAACTAGAATTAATACAAGAACAATTCCCATTTCTCAGTTGTGTACGCACAGCAGAGATAGAATTCGTATGCATCATCCAAAATGCAGATGATAAGATCCTCAGCTTCTACGATTTCAATTCAATCAGAGAGGAGAATGAGAAGAAACTCTTTTTAGAATTGGGTGAAATTTGGTGGCACGAATCAAATAGAATCTTGCCCATCAATATCTTTCTACGAGGAGAGATGGAACCATATAAACCGTACATTCGTACAACCCAAGTCAAGAACACAGACATTGTGTTCGGCCCAATTACATCCCTCAATAATCTTTTCCAAAAACGCATCAAGCGCAGGCAGATACAGCTAGTTAAAAAGTAGGTTTGCGATAAATACGTATATGAAGATACGTCGAAAATACAACAATTGGATTCCGCAGCTATTCAAAGTTGGTGCAATCACACTGTACCCATTTATCCTATACTCACGTACCAAGCCATTCTTGCTGGCACGACCAGACTACTTGAAGTCTTTATTCAAACATGAATATATCCACATCGAACAAGTACGTAGAATAGGTTGGTTCAAGTTTTACTTTACGTACATTATCGGAAATATGAAAACTGGATACAAACAAAACAAGTACGAACTTGAGGCATGGGACAGGCAGCATGAACAGTACACCGACGAAGAACAGAAAGCATTTGATGAGGATTTTGGAAAGTGAGATTGTTTGAAGTCGTAAAACTAAAAGAGTCAATGACCATGTGGGTTCCAGAAGCACCCCAAAAAGACACAGTTCTTACGTGTGAGTTTTGTAACGGCACTGGTATCGACTCATTTTACAATCCCAAAACTGGTCGCACATATTATAAGGGCGATGGTGAAGTCAAAGAACATTTGATGAATTGGGACAAGAAGATCAAAGAGTACATGGAGAAGAAAGAGAGCATTGATATGCGAACTCATACAATCCAATCATTCTATGATGCAAACATCAAGAACCATCCTGAACTCAAAGATAAATTCGAAGAACAATTTGCGGAAATCGCAGCAGATCGTGCGAAAGTTGACGCACTTATGGATAAGCGTATTGCGCGTATCGAAAAGAAAGTCAAGCTGGTTCACGAATTGGAAACACTTGATTGTGGTTTCTGCAAAGGCAAAGGCGATTACCAAGAAATGGTTTCTGATGCACCAGAAATGAATCTGTCAAATAGCAATGCACAAGCAGTAATGGGTGCATTGGGATATGCGCCAGATCATGGCTACTCAATCAAGCCAGAAGAAGTTCCAGATGTTAAGCGTAAGATTATGCAACTGATGAACAAAGAGGGCGAGCTAGACCAGCACACAATAGACCCCGAAGATTCACAGGAAGATTTTGGCATGGTGCGTAGCAAAGATCCGCTCTCTGGATTAGAAAAGATTGAACGCAAGAAAGGCCCACGTATGATTGGTGCTGGCATTGACGTTGAATATCTAAAAGATAAGTTTGATCGCATGTTGAAAATTCTT